AATAAATAGATATAGCTCCTGTATCGGCTGATGTACTTCCTGCTGTAATCTCTAATTGATATATACCCTCGTTTCCTGTTGGAGGATTTAAAGTTCCACCACATGGTAGACCGCATTCTTCACATATTGTAAGTGGCCCTAAAAGTCCATTTACTTGATTTCTATATTCATTATTATATTGATAATATCCATCTGGTGATACAGTTGTTAAGTGTATATCATCGTATACTCTAGTTGCAGTTGCAAAACTTGATGAGTCTATAAATTTATTTACTATACTTGGCATAATTTAATTTTAAGGTGTTGGTGGTTCATCACATTCACAACATGCTTCTGTTGGGCTTGCCACATCATAGCAAAACTGCAATGGCGTTGGCTCTCTTAAATCCCAAACTAAATACATGTAACTTGCTTGATTGCTATATGTAAAGCTAGCTTGATATTCAGGGAACGAACCTGTTGTTGGACTTGCTGTATTTAATAATGGAAGCAATGTTGCTAAGTCAGCTTCGTTATAATTTGTATTACTTACTAAATACTTAAACTTATCTTGACCTGGAACAAACTCAAATGTTTGTCCTGCATTTTGTCTGTTTTTCATTGTCACTACAGAACCTAAAGCAGGTAGTGTACCAACTGATGAACTTCCTGTTGTTTCATTAAATAAGCTAACAGCATCTTCATCAAGTGTTACCTGATTTGTGCTATATGGACTTACGTCAGTTCCTAAAGCCCATCTATATCTACATGTGGTTGTAAGGTCTGCATCTCCTGCAAAATTAATAACAATCTCTTTTACAGTTAATTCTTCTGCAACAGGACAATTAAAGTCTATTTCATATGTAACAGGGTCAACTCCAGGAGTTAATTTAACGCTTGCGTTTGTTGGAAAGTTAGATAGTTTGTCAAAAGTTACAAACCCATTTCCTGTTACAGTTTGACTAACTACAGTCACACCATCTAAATCTACCGCAATATTTAATGGATTGTTTGTTTCGTAATCAAATTTAACCGTTCCAATTACTGTACCTAAATCAACCTCTAAGTTATAAACAGTTGTAGAATTACTAATTAACAAAGTATATCCACATTCTCTTTGAGTTGGAGGTTGAGGTATTTTTCTTGTGTTAGAACTTAATACAAACTCATTCATATATGGATCAAATCCACCTAATTTTTGAGTCTCAAAAGCATCAACAAACAAATCCCTAAACCATGACCTCATACCAACTTCAGATATAACACCTAGTCTTCCACCTGTATCTCCTCTAGTTCCTGCACCCTTTAATTGAATAACAGAACTTCTTTTTGCATCAGTAAAAAAGACATCTTGTCCATAAACTGAAAAGCTTTCAGGGTTGTTACTTATTCCATACTCTTCTACTCTAGCTAACTGTGTTCCTAAAACTTCAGGTACTGAAGTAATAGCTCCTCCTGCAGCTGCATCAGATAGTAAGTTTTTTCCTACAAGTAAAGAAGATATTTTGTCTTCCTGTAAGATTAATATATCTGTTTGTCTTGAATGCATTCTTCTTATAGGCCCATAAGATGTTTCAAGTGTTTTAAAATTAGCTAACGCTAAATTAAATTGATTTAACTTATTTAAGTTTGTTTCTTGATTAAACACTCCACTATAAGTTACATCACCAAATCTATTAGATTCTTTGTATTGTTCTTCAGATACAGAGGTTACTTTATCACCTAAACTTAACGTAGGTTTTATTAAGGCGTCTAAAACAGTATTACTTTCAACACCATTACCAAAAGTAAAGCAATTAAAAAAACTTAAATCTACAATAGCAGGGTTTGTTAATGTTTGGTTTTGGTCAGCATCTGCATTACCTGATAAATGAAATCCATTTACAATATCAAATGTTTGCTCATTTTCATAGTACAATTCATCATTTGCATCTAAAGGCTCTGTTTCAAATACCATTAAAGAAGTAGCTCTATTTATTGTAACTGCAATGTTACCAAAAGAGTTTCTCTTGTCAGGTGAAGAACAATTAGGCGTTCCGTTTCTCCAACACATAAATTGTCTACCATCATTTGGGTCTTCTGCAAAAAATACTACGTTTTGTCCTGCTCCACCAGGAAGCCCTATATTGAAAATCGGAAACGGAAATGTTTGCATTGTTTCATCAAATGAAACACTATTAATAGTGTCATCTGAACCTGTTGTTGCACCGTTTGTAAAATCTATATTGTCTCCTATAGCCCAAGCATATAAGCTATCGTAATCTTGAGAAGCTGTAAATCTTTTTTCATAATCATATGTACGACTACCACATTTACTTCCTCTTCTGTTTCTATGCGCTCTTAGATAAATCTTAACAAGACTACCTGCAGGTACGTCATATGGCTTAAATTCTAATTCACCAGGGTCACCAAAATCAGGATTATCAAGAAATGTACTTACCTCTGTAACACAATAAGTTCCTCTACAATCATCTTTTCTATCAATAAAAGCATTGGGTGGATAATTCGCAGCAAACCCATTTGGTTTTAATTGCATATACGTTCCACCTAATTGTCCACATGCAGGACTTCCTTCGATTAAATCTCCATCTGCATTTTTCTCACAAAGAAAATCATCTACCTCTACGCCAAAACCTAAGACCTTTGTAGACGCACAATTTAACACAGCACCATTTGTGTCCGATTTTACAAATAACGTGTCATTGTCTTTTACTTTATCTCTGTTGTCTCCTTCAAGCTTAAAGTATATTAAACCTGTTTCTTCTTCTTGAAAAAATATGTTTGAGTAAATAGTTCTGTATAATCCTTTTGATTCTTTTATTACAAACTTATACTTAGTTGCCCAATATGGAGGGTAGTTGTTTAACTCAACTCTAATGTTATTTTTTGCTATGGATTTATCACATGGTATAAAAACTGTATTGTTTGTATCAACTAAAGCAGTAGTACTTCTTCCATACTCATCCATGTATACAATTCCTATTTCGTAATCTCTATTACTATGCAAGGATTGTTTTGAACTATCTTTAGCGTATAAACCTGTTGCATCTATAGCTCCTAAATACTCATAAGCAAATACCCCCATTGGTGTTGGAGGGTTTTGCGTTTGGTCATATTGTTCGAATTTTAAAGCTGGAAAAGTAAAAGAAACTTCATCACTACCCTGTGATGCTTCAATTAATATACCTTGTGGTGTACCTGTTATACCGAATCCCACATACTCCCATTCATTTTTAGTAATTACGCCACAATTTAAAAGGTCAGTTTGACTGCTTCCAGAAGTACAATTTGATTGGCAAACATTAAAACAGCTAGAGTCGGCTATAGGAACAAAGTCGCTAACAGCATTTATAAACTCAGCACTTGTAACTAACGCAAAAACACTTGGATAATCTTGTTGTATATTAAAAAGAAAAGTCCTTTCATATGAGTTTTCAGGTTGTGTTCCATCATCATAAGATGCATCTCCACCAAAAGTATTGCTTTCGTAAGAAAAATCAACACCTATCTGTGAGCCTGCTACTAAATCTAAACCACTAAAATCAATTGTTGTTTTTGCATTGCTTACATTAACACTACTTCCTTCTATTGTATATGTAACAGGTGATAGTGTTCCGTCAATTTCGTCTGCAGTAAGATCCGTTGATATTAAAGATAAGTTGTAATCTAAGTATATCTCTTTACCTTGTGAGTTAACAACATCGTATCCATCAACATAATTACCATACATTAATCTATTACCCATAATTGTTTGAGCCTGAGCCTTTTTAGGCACGTTATCAAACAGTCTAAGCAACTGAGCTTCAGGTAAAGTTGTAAATATTTTTTTATTAGTAAAAGGTAATGTTTGAAAAGTATCGTCTTGCCAACCTTCATTTATCTTGTTAAATCTTTCAATAACATTAACCGTTTGACTTGTGCTAAACTTAAATATTACATCTATATCTTTTACATTTTTACCACCTGTATTAAATGTAACATCAGTAGTATTAAACTGATTAAGCATTCCATCATTATCATAGGTGTCATAATTTATTTCAAACGGCCCTGGGGTAAAAGCAACTTGACTAAACGGTGATAAAGCTGAATACTCTCCATCTTCATATTGCCATCTATAAGCAAAGCTTAAAAAAAGTTGCTCCATGTAATTTTCACCACCACCTAATTGATAACTATCTAAAGTTGGGGGATTTAATGGAGGGGCTAATATAACCCCTATATCTTGCTCTGTAATTTCATCAACTGTTGTAACGTTGTTTGGCCTTAAATAAGTTCTATTTACATTTATTTTTCTAGGAGGATTTATGTTGTCTGTAAAAAACAATAAGTCACCTATTAAATTAACTCCGTTAACTAAATAATCTTCATCAAAATTTAATATAGAAGTAGATACTACGTGATAAAATAAAACAAACGTTCTTGTATTATAAGAAACAATTAAATCTACTTTTCCTGTAGATGACAAAGTATTTGCCTTGTCGTGTACAAACCAATAAATAGTTTCGTTTGCACCATCTTCATAAGCACCAATACATCTAGCGCTAAGACTTAATGGTTGATTTAAAAATTCTAACTCAACTACTAAATCATTTCCTTTTGAGTTTTCTACAGCACCTATTTCAGTACCTTCTGTAGAACCCAATCTTACATTTAATGCATCTATGTACTCGCCTTGAGGAACTAGTCGTTCATCAATGCTTTTATTCATTCTACCTGCAACAAAGTTCTTTTGAATCTTAGCCATATTATTTTATCCACTTGTTTTGTCCCCTTAGATTCATTAATAATCTCCCTGGATGTATATTGCTCAATCTTAATTTTGCGTTCCTTAGAAGGGCTGATTTTTCCTTTCTAGCTCTATTTATGATATACTCTTGTATTCCATATTTACTTGAAAGAATAACAAATTTCATATATGAATAAATAAACTCTTCAAAAAGCTTGTTAACGCTTATCTCTGAGTCAACTCCATTTTCCATACCATCTGATACATATTCTAATACACAAAGCTCACCTGCCATGTCAGAACTAAAGTTTATTACTCCTGACTTTTTGTTTATTTTAAAAGTAGGATTTGCATTTGCTGTTTCTGTGTTCAATCCATATCTTGCACCTACAGGGTACTCAAAATACCAAAGGCCATTATAAAAATATCCCTCTTGTCCATTGTATTGACTTTGTTCATTTAAGTAAATACTTTTCTTACCACCTGTAATTCTTTGTAAGTCTACAGTTGAAGTAGATGGTTTTAGTATTTTACCTTCATGGTCAAATAGTATTCTACAATTATTATCTTGTAAATACGCATCGCTCCAATTTGTTTGTATATTTTCAGTTAGTGGTAGTAATGTTCCGTTTTTGTATAAAGAAATTCTAACCCAATTTACATAGTCATGTGGCAATACATATCTTAATGTATCACAAACTTCTAATTCTAAAACTTTAATTTCTTTCATTGAATCGTAGTTCAACTCCTGAATAGCTCTTTTAGCGTGAAATATAATATTAAATCTTTCAACATTATTTATCAACTTATCATTTCCAACATACATTAAAATGAAATTATTTACAATGTCATTTAATGATACATATTGATATGAACCCCAATTTTCATCTAATGTGCTTGGGTTTCCTGTATTTTCGTAATACTGATATTCTGTTATATATGCCATAATTTATCCTTCTTGTTGGTCTGATTCCTTTTCTTCCATTTTTCCGAATTGTGCTAATTGCGCTTCTCTTATAGACACTCCTGCGTACTGAAGAATTTTGTTGACTAAATTAGTCTGGTCAGAATCAGGCAATTCAAAATCTTGATAATCAGGAGCTGTTTCATCAAAACTAGGTTCTCCTCCTGTAATGATATTAAAATATGTCCAATTAGGATCTTTAGGGTATCTGATATATTGACCTATAATTGTTCCTTCTGTTGTTAAAGTGTTTGGATATACAGTAATGGTATTTCCATAAACAGTACTATTTGCTCCACCTAAAACATAAGCTGGAAATGTTGAATTCGGCTGAGTTAAAGGTGATGAATTCAAATAAAATATTTTGTTTTGAGAAACTCTTTCAACTTCAGTTATTCTTGATGTACTTAAAATAGCATAACCTTGATTCTGAACAATACCTATATTTGAAGATATTGTTAATTGATTTACACTATCAACACTAACAACAAAAGCACTATCACCTGTAACAATTACTGAAGGGTCAAGTGGGTTTGTAACACTAACAATTAACATTCCTGGCTGAACACCATCGGCTATAAAGTCTGCATTTTGGTCTACTATTCTATCTTGAGAAACTACTGTAACTGCACCTTGCGTAATAAACAATGGATAGTAATTTATCTTGTTCATTAAATAATAATCTTCAGGCATATCGTAGGTATTTAGCCCACTTGTCACTAAAGATTTAGTAGATGAAAAACTATCAACAACTTCTTCTATTCCTTTTAAAATATCTGCGTACCCTGATCCTGAAACTCTAGCGTTTTGTTTTACTATCTGTGAATTATATTGATAAAAATAATCTTCAAAAATATCTAATTGTGCTTGCTTTGCATATAAGTTAAAATCATTAGGTGTTATATAACCGTAATTATTTTTATTTGCGATAGAAAGGACGGTAGCTCTTACTGTATTTATCATACCTATTAATCTTTTCACAAAGATACAAAAAAAGGAGCTTCATTTTTTGTGAAGCCCCTTTCAGGTAAAAGCCTATTTTTTTATATTGGTTATAGCTTGTCTTCCAATATTCTCATTACCTCTAGCCCTTCATCACTCTGAAGAAATGACGCTAGTATAAATAAAGGGTCTTCACCGTAGGGAACTGTAAGTAATTTTTTCTTATTTCCTTTTAAGTTGTAATAAACATCCTTTTTATTCTTTAAAACTAATAAACCTTCACTAAAAAATTTAGCACATTTATTTTGAAGTTTTAATAAAGGATCATTTAAAGCCTCCATAAAGTCTTCAGGATATCTTCCTGCAAACATTCTAACATCTCTTTTCAATTCAGCAGACGTTAAGTTATCAACTCTAAGTCCCACTACAATTCGTGCAACTGTTTCTAGCATTTCAATATCTAAATCTTTAGCTAAAACTTGAGCTTCTAATGCCACATCTAAGAAATCAACATCTAAACTAGCGTCTCTTTCTTTGTCAACTTCAACAAATTCTTTTCCGTTAGCTGGATGGTGTGATAAAAATTTTTGTAATATTTGGTTTTGTTTTTCTACTCTTAGAAAGCCATCTTCAAAAATAATTGGCTCTAAAATTACATTACCATCTTGCTCATCTTCAAAAATACTTTTTTGATTTTTAGCATAACGCATAGACCTGTTTGTTCCAGTCTCTTCGTCAAAATATAATAATGTACTTCTTCTTGTATTCCTTGACGGAATTGTGTAGCTCAATGGAGCTTTGTCTCTGGTAAGTTTGTAGGTTTTATCTACAAAAGATTGTTTCTTTTTTTTCATTTGATTTCGATTAAATTTTAATAAAAGTAATAATTACCCTCGTCATTTCAACGAGGGCAACTACTACATAATTATACTCTTATCTTATTTAAAGATAAAGAAGTTGTTAGCACCTAAAGTACATAAAGCTCTTTCAGATAAGAAGTTTACTTCCATAGCATCTAAGCTAGAAGTAGCTGCTCCACCTGCTGAACCTGTAATCCAAGTTTTGTAACGTCTGTCTTCAGTTTCTGAAGCTCTGTAACGAACGTGTAAGAAAGGACGCTTAGCATTCTTTCCTAATACTTGGTCGTATACAGTTGTAGAACCTGCAGGTACTAATACCCCATTGATAGCTCCACCAACGATATCACCACGCATTGTTGGGTCGTTAAGATATTTCCAGTCTGTTTTGTAGAAATCATATCCTCTACGGAATCCTGAGAATCCTAAGTTTAGAGCCATTTCTTCGTCATTGTCAAAAAGACCATATGATGTACCACCTGGGTTACCATATGAGTTTTGAGACGCTAACATATCATCAATGTCAAATCCAAACTCTCTGTTTAAGAAAATTACGTTTTCTTCAATAGAACCTTGCTTATCAAGTCTTTGAATAATTGCATCGAAATCTGCAAGAGTTGTTGGGTTACCACCACTCCATACATTTCCACGCTCTTCAATAACATAGAAAAGTCCTTCTGAACCTTTGTTACCTACACCTGAAGCTACACCTTCTACAATTGCTGCTGCACCTGAACCTGCTTCTGCTGGTACTGCTTCAACCATCGCTGTTTCTAAATAGTCTTCAAAACGAAGTCTAGTTTCATGCTCTGATTTCAAATACCATAAGTATCCTGTAGCACCATTTTCAGTTGTTACTTCAATCCATCCAATCTGAGCCATGTCAGAACCACTTACTGCGTAGTGATCTTTGATGATGATTGGTGAATTTTGGAAAATACTGTCATCAGCTTCTAACTGTCCTTGCATTCCAATAGCTCCTTTTTGAAACTCAGAACCATAGATAAATAAAGAACATTTTACTGCTGCTGCCATTGTTTGACCTGCTAACTCATAGTAAGCTACGTCAATTGTTCCGTTTGCAGTATCTACTGCCGTTACAATTGCTTTGTTACTATTAGTTGAAGCAACTGAACTGTCAGACAACATAATTGTTTGACCAACACGAATTGCGATAGAACCTGAACCAGGTACTAATACATCGTTAATAGTTAGAGTTGCCGTAGGCGCTCCTGGCGCTTTGTCTGATACAACATCAGCATATTTAGTGTGTAGTCTTCCTTGCTCAGCCCATTTGATAAGGTCAGAGTTAGAAGGCATTTCAGCGCCTACCATTCTTAAGAATGATGCTACTGTACGATTACCGTAACGTTCGAATTCTTTCTCGTAAGTATCTGGAAGATATTGGTTTAAGAAATCAAAGTTAGTAATGTAGTTTGTCTGTAATAAAACCTGTTCTGAACTTGGTTGTAAGTCAAACCCAGGTACTGCATCTACTGCCATAATAATAATTTTTTAATTTTTAACTTATTTTTTTTTACTTCTAATTTTCAACCCTCTGCCGCTTGTGTCTGAAACTTGTCTAGCTTTAAAACCTGTATCTCCAATTGATTGAGGAGTTTGCCTAATTGACATATTGACGTTTTTACTTTTTTTAGTAACGTCACCAATCGCATCTGCTTTTCCCTGCTCATAAAAATAATTAGCAAATCGCTGAGGATCCATAGCAGCACTTAGCGCTCTATGCCATCCATTAGCATCGCTTATTAAACCATCATCGCCAACATATTTACTGACTAGATTGTTTAAATCACTTTGCTTAGACTTCATCTCATTAACGTCACCATAAGAATATTTTACTTTTTTGTTTCCCACTTCGAACTCAAAACCTTTGAATTCAGGATTAAAAACTTCATTAGTTCGTTTAACAAAAAACTCATTCTTCTTATCATTGACTTCTTTAGCTGATTGAGAATTTTTAATATAACTCTTGTAAGCTTCGATTTCCTTAATTTGTTCTTCTGAAATAGAATTCCCACTTGACTCAAGAGGAGTTCTGTATTTTTCTTTTAACTCATTAAGATATGTCTTAGCTTTTGAAAGTTCTCTTTTTTTAGCAATGTTCTTTTTCTTTATATCTTTTTCATCGTCAATGTCTTCATCAAAAGAAAACTTTTCTTCCATTAAATAATGAATGTCTTCTTTGTCTAAGTCTGATTCTGTTAAAGAATAGTACTCTGCTAATACTTGATCGTCATCTAAATTATCGTAATTTTTATTTACTTTTACGAAATCTTCAAATCCACGACCTGTATTCTTTTTATAATCTAAATATTTAGATACTTCTTCAGGTAAATCATTCGATTGTTCTCTTTCAACAAACAAATCATCAACTGAAGATATATCTTTATTATATCTATTTTTAATATATGAAAGAACGTCTTCGTCTTTTATAGTTGTACTTTCAACTGCCGAATCTTCGGCTACTTGTTCTACAGGTTGTTCTTCAACAACATCAGTAGATTTATCGTTGTTTTCTTCTTCGTGTTTTTTTAATAGATTTTCTTCTACTTCCTGTGTAGATTTTTCTGGCACAGAGTCTAGTGATTTTACTTTAATTTCCATTTGATTTAATTTTTACAAAGTTACTATATAATTATAATTGATTTTCAAGCTTATCTTGGCTCAAATTCAGCAAGGTCAAACCCATCTAAACTATCTTCATTGGATTCAAAACTAACTGATGGTAAATTGTTTTTTCTTTGTTCTATAAGTTTTGATTGTTCTGTATTCGCTTGAGATATTCTAGCAGACTTAGCATTCTCTCTTTCATTTTCTCTTTTTTTCAAACCTTCTTGCTCCATTTTTTTCATATCGATATCCACTCCTTTTAATTTCATTTGAAGTGAAAACTCAAGATTCATAAGCTCAGCCTTTATTGAGGCTTCACCTTGCATTTTTTTAACTGCAAATTCAGCTTTAGCTTGTTCTAGCTGTATAGCCGCTTGATTTTCCATTTGGAATTGCTGCATCTTAGATTGTGCAGCCATTTGCTGTGACTGTTGATTTATTTGAGCTTGCTGTTGAGCAGCAGCAGCTTTTTCTTTTTGAACTCTATCCTGCTTTGCTACTCTTTTTAATTTAAGTATTTGATTAGCTAACTTTAAGTTTCTTATCTCACGTATATCAATAGCATCTTCTAAGTTTATAGAATCTCTCTGCAATGCCATTTGAATGTTTTGTTCAAGCATTTTTCTTTCTTCTTCGTCAGGCTCAATTTCTATAAATATTCCAAAGTCACTCAAATATAATTTACTTATTTCTTCAAGTAATCCAACATTAAATTTTCCAATCTGATTAACAAATTCTTCTCTAAATTCTGAATATTCTATTACATCCGCAATTCTACTAGATAATGCTGTACAAAGTCTTTGACTCATTTGAAGACCTGCGTCTAAAATATGTCTTGTAGCTGTATTACTACTTAATGCAGCTAGTTTTTGTAATCCCACCAAAGAATATGAATCAGGAGTTGAGCCATCTCTAGCTTCATTTAATCCAGTTACATCTCTTAGCATTTGCATATAATGATTATATGAACCAACTAAGCTTTGTATTTTACCTTGTCCTGAATTACTATTTAATTGTTGAATTGGTACTTTTGCTTGATTGTAATCTCCATCTTGAGTATAGCTTCTACCAATAACAGAACCTGTTTGAAAAAACATTCGTAATGCATCTTCAGGATTATAGGCTTGGCCTGTTCCTAGGTCTACTTCATTTAATCCATCAGCATCTATAAAAACACCATCAGGTACTACCCTAGATATTACTTGTTGTAATTTTAAATGTGTTATTTGAATTAAATCAGCAAACGTAATCATACGTCTTGTTAAAGATTCAAAAACACCTTTATACATTCTAGGTGCGCATGCTATATATTCAGGATAAACTTCTTGAGATGCAGACTGTGGTCTAGCCATGTTTTCAGCCATTCTCCACTTTAATAAAATGTTTGTTCCCATTACCATTACACCCTCATACCAAACATCTATAGTCTTAGAAACTTTTTTAAAGTTTCCTTCTTCCTGCATTTCCTGAGTAGGGTCAAACGTATCTTCTTTTTCTATTACTTTTTCTGCTCCAGATGAATTTACTTTTTTCTTGTAAGTAAACGTATGTGTTGTTTTATAATTAAAAAACAAAACAGTAGCGCTATCTTTACTAAATAAACTATTATTGTAATATTGAGCTGTATTATTGTAGTCATACCAACTTTGACTATACTTAGATATTTCATCCATATCCTGTCTTGTCAAACTCGTATCAATTTTTTTCAATTCAGTTATTGGTAATGTTTTAATTTCACCCCAATAAAAACAATCTTCAAAATGAGGATCTTCGGTATAACTATAAACAACATTAGCAGGGTCTACATATTCAATTGAAATTCCTGCTCCTGGCTTAAATGTATTTTTACACATTGAAACACCTAATACAGTTTGATCGTAGTACAACTGTTTTTGTATTTCGTAATATCTATTTTCAGAAAGTAATGTATTTATTGCTTCTTCTTCTGCTATTTCAATTGAAGGTTTATACTTCAACTGCATATGTAATGCTAATTCTTCTGAAGTATTAGGAACATCTTCTTCTGACGTAGCAAATGTATTTATTCCTAGTTGCTGCTGTACCTGTTTCATAACAGGTTTTGCTAGCATATCTTTTTCTAAATTTACTTGGTATTCACTTCTTTTATCTAAAGACATTCCGTCTTGAGCATAAGCTTTTATCTTGAATACTCTATCAGCCATTCCATTTACAACAATGTCTACAAATTTTGGAATAATAGGCACAGGAGTCCAGTCAAGATTAAGATAACTTAAATCGCCATCTATAGCAAGTTCGTTCTTGTATTTTTGTATTGACTGCTCACCACGAGCATATAGTCTCAATCTATGGAAGTCTGCCCATTGATTGTAGAATCTACTTTGTCCACCATCTTTTCTGAACCATTCATATTGAATAGCTTGTCCTATTTGTAATCCAAACTCAAAGGAATCCTTTTCTTTGTCTGAAACAAATTGACTAGGAAAACCTGTGGGATTTAACGTGATTTTTACATCCTCCATTTATTGTATAATTTGGCTATAACTTCCCTTATTGTCGTATCTTGCAAAGTTAAGTTTTATTTTTGATTTCTTTTTAATGGGCTGATAAAGGTTCTTTTGCGTTGCCATAATAGCTAAGCCAGAACTTATTGACGCATCAAACTTAGTTCTGTTGTTAATGTTAAACCTTGCCCAGTCTTCTAACGTTCTAATAAAATACATAGAACCTATTAAATCTGATTCCCTAAATGTGCCTGACATATCAAAACCTACGTGCTTTTCTATATACGACTCTATAGCTGCTGCGTGTGCTTGTTTTACGTCTTCTGAACTGTTAGGTATTCCTCCTAATTCTTTTTCTGTTTTTGATAATTTAGTATAAATTTTATCAGGCCTGTTCATACTAAAGCCTCTGTATCCTCTATTTTTAAAATGATATAATAAACGAGGTTTATTGTTTTCTATTAAAATTGGCATTCCATAAAATACGCAAGCCATAAGAACATCTTCAAAAAATATTTCTGCAGTTTGAGGCCTAGCAATGTATTCTAAAAAAAACTCACTAGTTGGGCCTTCATCCATATGAAACTTAGTCATTCCATGCAAAGCTCCGTTAGAACCACCACCACCTACTGTTCCTGATATATCGTAGCTATCACAACCAAACGCTCCCATATGGTCATTGCTTGGATATTTAACTCCGTTTTTATAATAATATTTGTTTTGTAATTGCTTGTTAGGAGTCCAAGAAACATAAAATCTACCTCTATCATTTGGTGAAAAAATAACTTCTGTATCTTGAACGCCATTTTTCCAACTAAAAGAACCTCTCGTAACAAACCTATCTTTTATTAAAGAATCATTGTAATCTATCTGCTGATAAATTTTTTGTAAATTAAATAATGATTGCTTGCTTTCATCTCTAAATGCATGAGACTCTGTTCTAGGAAATTGTCTATAATATTCGTTTAATCCATCAGGATCAGACTTTAAACCTTCTACTTCATTATTCCAATGATTGATGACACCCTCATCTATTACGTCTCCAAATGGCCCTTCTAAATCTTCTTTCGGCTCATCAAATACAGGATACCCATAAACATCTATAAATCCTTCATAATTCCATTCCATAGGGATGAAAAGTGAATATAGTCCACTTTTGGTTTGACCATTCTTGTTTCGTTTTCCCACATCGGAATCTGTATATAATTTTTTAAAGTTACCCCCACCCTTTTCTATTGAGTTAGATGTGCTTCCCATCATACATTTTCCGATAATTCTAGAACCTAATCTTAAACAAGTTTTTGTAACCCTCCAATTATTTAATATGTTATCAGGTCTTTCCCATTTCCCACTTTCATCGTGAGCAAGTATTTTTAATTTTTCTCCATCGTACGAGTTGTCCCCTGTGTTTTTCCAGTCAATCGTGGTGTCAAGACCTTCGAGTTCCTCAACGGCTTGATTTGCATCAAGTTTCTTTCTGGTGAGTTTTGAGGCAGGGACTCTATAGGCAAGCTCCGTCTTCGGCCTGTCCATACCGTCCTGGATGGGCTTGAAGAAGAAGGGATAGTTAAGTGATATGGGAACGACCTTATCGGTGAACATCTTCTTAGCATCCGACCCTGTCTTTGACAATATGCCAAAACGTGAGTCACGTGAGGTGGTTGCTGCATGCACGAGTTCTGATGAGGACATAAACGAAAAGCCTGAACGCCTGTTTTTAAGATAGCACATTCCGTATGAACGAATGTCTGCTTTGCATGCCTCCCAAAATAAATAGAATAATCTATTGGACTCTCTAAAGTTTGGCTGCCCAACATCAATTTTGGTCCAGCACAAGTACATGTAATGAGAGCCAGTAATATAAGTAGGAACATTTTTGTTATAAAACCAAAACCCTTCTTCACGTCTTTCAAATTCTTTATCAATATAGTCATACCATTTTTCTTTAAAAGTATCAGGATATTTATCCCAATCAAACACGTTTTTTATTTTACTTAACTCTTTAGGATATTCTAATTTATCCCAATAATTATTTTTAAAACTATGAACATCTTTTACTTTTGGTAAGGCTATTCGTAATTTTTGTATTTCATATACATCACCAATTGTGCCGTCTTTTGAAATAATAATAATGTCATATTCTTTATTATATCCATACTTCCATGCTTTCTTTTTATTGTAAGAATTCAATACCTTTTCAGGCACAACATTTTCAAGTATTTTATATAAAGTTTGTGTATACATTATTTTGACCTACCTTCTGCAAAGCCTTTAAATAGCGCTGCTTTTGTTTCTACGTTTTCTGTATTAATCATATTGTTTTCTTCTTCAATTTTAGATAAAATTTCAAAAGCGTCAAATATAGCTAACTTCTTAGAAGCCGCTGCGTTCTTTAATCTATCTGCTGCAATATCAGGAGCTAATCCATCTAGGTCTTTTTTTAATATACCTTCGTTAGCAACTTTTATAAGCTCTTTTACAGCTTTTTTTCCTGCTTTAATTATTTCTAATTTTAATTCTATATTATTCATGAAACCATTGTTATGTTATTAGTAAACATTCTGTATAATTTTTCGCCATCTAAATTATACTCATATTCGCTATCAGGTTGAAAATAAACTTTATCACCTACATTAACTCCTTTTTCTATTAAAGAATCATTAGTATATTTAATTAAACCTGCTAAAGGTTCTTCGTCTTGATGTGTTTTAAGGTAATTGTTTTTTTTAGGTAAAGGTTTTACCATGCAGTATTTTGAGTGGCATGACCAAGTGTCTTTACTTTTAAACATAAAAAATTGATCGAAATCAATAAAAAACAAATTATCTTTAAAAAAACTCTTTCCACTTCTCTCTACTCCTTTCATGTCATTATAATATTTAAAAACATTATGATGAACTAAAAGTGTGTCTCCTATTTTAATAGGGCCTGAATAGTTTATTGGTGTTTCAACAACTATTGCATATCTATTTGATACGGTATGATCTTCTTTTGATGTGCTTGTTATAAAATTAACATTCCCAATCTTTTTAGTATTATCATACCTTTTGTCATTGCTTGGTTTTACAATGAAATAAAAAGGTGATTTCATTCAAAATTTATATTATATTCGATTGATATTGGCATATTTGAATTAAACTCTTTCCAAAGAAATATTTCTCCTTGTTTGTTTTCAATCCATATTTTTATTGAATCATTTTCAGATACATATTTTATTAAATGTATAATATAATTTGCATTTAAAATTTCTTGATTTACAATATAGTGCATTGCACTCGATTTATAGTCTGCTCCGACTGATATTTTTCTTATATCCATTTTATTTTATTTAAGGTGGTGAACAGTATCCTAAATTTACCACAGTATAAGCGCCTTGCTTACTATCATAAAGAACCTCTATCCATTGGTCAAAACAATAAGTAGTATAATAAACTCCTGTACTTACTCTACAACTTGTTCCAGAGCTATTATTACAAATTGTATTTCCTATTTGAATACAGCTACTATTACTTCCAAAGTAATATAATGTTACATTAGGTTTTGTTCCACAAGATTTACTATTAAAGCTTTTTTCAGGCCCATAAGCATTAAAAGCTCTCCATACTATTTGATTTCCGTAATTTCTAAAATTTAGTAAATTATCTTTATTACCTGCATACAGAGGATCAAACTGAGCTGAATCCGCAAATTTAAAAAGGTCTGCAAGATTGTCGTAGTTTCCCACAGCAGCCTTTACATCAGACATATTAAATGTGGTTGTATTAGGTACAGCCATTACTTTTCAAGTTTTGCTAAACGAGATTCTAGCTCTGAAATTTTAGCTATTAATAAATCTACATATTTAACTGATTTAAAACCGTCTTCATCTTGACTAACAAACTCAGGATGAGATTTTTCTAAATCTTGAGCTATAACACCTGTTCTATAATCTCCTTCTTCTTCTTTCATTTCAAAAGACTTCCAATCAACATCTATTTTTGTTGGTTCTAAATCTTTTATTTTTGTTTTTAAACGCTCATCAGAAGATAATATAAAGTTAGTAGCTCTAACTGTAGAGGTAAATCTACCTGTACCTGTTACATCAAAATTGTAAGAAGCAGAGCCTGAACCAACTTTTACCCTATTATTACTTTGAAGGTTTAAAGTTGTACTTCCTGAATTATAAAAAGTAATGTCAGATGAATCACTAGAAATATATGCTTCACCACCAACTCCATCAATATCTCCTAGTTCAAACTCCCCTATAGAAGGGTCTAAATAAAAACCTCGGTCACCTCCATCAGAAAATTCAACATCTCCATCTACGACAAATTTAGAGCCAGGGGCTGTAATCCCCACGCCCACATTTCCATTATAACGAATAGTCATTCGGTCTTGTATACTAGCACCTGAGCTTGAGCTTGCAGTTCCAAATCTTATATTACCTCCACCACCTGCTCCTGAACCTGCGGTATTTTGATTTACAGACCTTATATATGAAGTTGCATAACCAGTAGTAGAATCATCTTTGTGAGCAAACTGCAGTCTTCCAATCTCTTGACCAGACGATACAGTTCCATCCATGCACATTGTCTGTATTACACCTGGTGAGCTGTTTGGAACAGGTTCAACTGGTGTGGCAACAATAAGGTTAGGGGTTATTCCAAAATTAGGCGCTGAATACATTGGAGACCCTATAGCTGCAGTTGTACCAACTTTTAATGTAGTAGATACTTCTGCTGATGTTAATAATTGTATAGCCATTATTTATTTTATATATTATATAGGCACACTACATTACATAGTGTGCCTACAGAAAAGTTTATCCTACATATGTAAGAAGTACTATGTAAGTTCCATCTGCAACTGTACCTGCAAAAGCAACAATTACTTCAGCACCACTTCTAGTTGTTTCAGCAAATACTGTTTCACCAGCTGTACTCATTATTTCAACTTTTACATCTAAAGCATCATTTGCTACCGAACCAAAAACAAGCGAAGAAGAACAGTCTACTGAAAATTTAGTTACTCCACCTGATACAGTTCTTGTTACTGCTCCTGAAGCACTAGTTAATGTAAGTCTTTTTCCTAATGCACCTGTAACTACAGAGTTTAATGCATATCTACCATCTAAATCAACAGTTACATTTCCTAAACCTTGTCTTGCTGCAGTTAATATACCATTACCTGTGTTAAAAGATAAAGAAGTTAAATAGTTGTTACTTCCAGTTTGAGGAACTTCCCATGTACCATCACCTCTTAAGAATGTACTGTTTGAACCTCCTGTAGGTACGTGACCTACATTAGAACCTCCGTCATAAGCCATTGACTGAACTTTAACAGCTCCTGTAGTTGGATTAACTACAATTGGCGTTCCTCCAGAAGTCCCTGGACTTATTTCATCTACACTAGTTACAGTTTGAGTATTTGTATTTACCCATGGTACGTTAACCACTAAGTTATCTCCTGAATCAACTTGAACCTTATATGTTCTACTACTTGTTGAGCTAGCCGTGTTTGCCGCTACTGATTGAGTTCCAGCTACATTAGCATTTATAGTGTTACCTGATAAACTTAAACCTGTTCCTGCAGCTCTCTGAGTGTTTGTGTTTGTTGGTGTTACCCATGAACCATCACCTCTTAAGAAAGTAGAACTTCCACCTCCTGAAGGCACAATACCTAATGTTGAACCACCACCATAAATATCAGAAGAAACCCATCCGTTTGATGTTACATTAAAGTGAGCTGAATTAAATCCTGCAATACCTTTTGTTGTTGCTCCATCACTTGAACCTGCTGTTGCAACACCTATGTTGTTTTGAACTACTGTCCAATTAGCTAGTGCGGTTGGAGCATCTGATTCTGCAATAAGTAAATCACCATCTTCAACTGTTTCTCCAAAGAATTGTCCTGCAGTTGTTACTGCATATGTCCAACCTTGTTTAATAGATGAACTTGGATTTGAATC